AGTCCCTGTTCTTCAGCGTGTTTACGCTTTTGGCGATAATCAATTAGTGCTGCGTATAATGATTTGTTGTCAACGTAGTGTGGAGCTTTACTCATAATTTATCCTTTAATGCATATTTGTGTTAGCAGTAAATTCTAAGCTTTTGAGAAATTCCAAATCGGTCATTTCATCGTCATAAAGCTCTTCTTTTAACTGTCTTTCAATTTTTTTCTTTAAGTATTTTTCATAAAAATTTATAAATTCTTCGTCAGCAGGAGTTGCAAACATAATATGCGATTTCTTTATCGTATAAATGATTTGTTCAACATAAAAAGGGTTGAGTGATGTTAGGTAGATATGCGACTTAGTTGAAAATACATCATTTGTAAAATTCAACAACATAGGATATTCTAACGTGTAACCATCGTCATCATTAGATTCGACTCTACCAATGACCATTTCAGAAGTTATTAATTTTAGTACAACATGTTCCATACTCAAACCTTAATGTCTATGTTATAAATTTTATAGTCAAACCCTTCTTCAGCGTAGATTTTCATTCTTTCTTTAAAATGTTCTAACGTATAATTCGTCTTTGATTTCCAAGAAAGATCATCTGCGATATCAAAAAGAGTTACAGCCTCTTTCGTTTCTGATTTACGTAGACCTCTGCCGATAGACTGGAGGGTTTTGATCTTTGATTTACTCGGCGAAGCAAACACGATGTTGTGAAGATTTTTGATATTGACGCCTGTTGAAAAAGTTCCTGAAGATGCAATTATTATAGCATCTTTTTCTTTTTCAACTACTTTACGTATTTCCTCTCTTTCTTCACCGTCAACCCCACCATGTATAAAAAAGACTTTACGACCTTCTGCTGCAGTTTTTATTTCTTCGTATAAATCTTTACCATGCTTTTCAACATACTGGAATAATACTAGTATATTACCTTTCAAAGATAAAGTCAAGTTCTTTATCAACCTATTCCTATGTTTATTTTTTACAATAAAATCTATTTCTTTCTGATAGTCATTATCTTTGTTCAATTTACGAACTGCGTCAGGATATTTTAGCAGCATTATTTTAATTTTAAGATCCGCTAGATGTTTTTTCTCAATCAAGTCAGCTGTTGATGCAACTCTTTTCACTGAGCCAAATAGACCTTCAAGAACAAGCTTGTTGGTTTCTGATCCGTCAAGAGTTCCTGTGAAACCGAATCTATAAGGACAATTAACGAGTTTTTCCATAATTGACGATAAGCTTTTAGCTTTGAATAGATGACATTCATCGCCTATGACTACTTGATACTCCTGAAACCAAGCCTTTGGCATTTTGTATATACTTTGCCAAGTTGATATCGTAATCATACAATCAGTGTTTTTATCTGCACCTGCTGTGATTTTATGACATTGATTTTTGTAACCGTATGATTCAAAATCTCCTGCCATTTGATGCACCAATGATATGGTCGGTACAATGATAAGAGTTTTCTTAAGATAAAACTGGGTCAAAAGGTATATGATCAAAGACTTGCCTGATGCTGTAGGCGAGAGCAATAGAGAGCGGCTCTTACGTACTCCATGAGCCAGCGCCTCAAGCTGGTAATCTCGGGGCTCGAACGGCAACCCGAGCAGCTTACTGAACTCCTTAGCCTCAACGAGAGAAAAAGCGACATCGTTAAATTCATCAACGAACTCGACACGATATTCTCTCGCGCGAGCGAACGCGAGAACGTTATAGAACAGTCCTGCATAAACCATATGCGTCATAACGTGGTACAATTTGATTTTTCCATCCCAAACCTTGTTACGGAACAATGGGTGGAATTTAGCATCAGGAACCATAAAGGTGAAATGATCTGAAAGCTCATACGCAATGGACGGCTCGCAGTCAACCTTTATATACACATCGTTTACTTTGGATATTCTTAATACGTCAGTCATTATGCCCCATTTGTAAATCTTTGCCAGTCGATATAATTTTTAACGATGTAACCACGTTCATTTACGTTTTTAACTATTGATTCGAGTAAGTTTATTTTTTCTTTTTGATATGCAATTTTCAAAGTTAGATTGATAATATCTTGATCGGCTTCAAGATGCATTGGTACATCAGATTTAAGAATTACTCGGCGATTAGGCAACCAACCTTTTTCATTTAAAGTTTCTTTATCAAGCATACCAGTATAATAATCATACTTCAAAAGATATAACTGTTTGTAATCAGTTTCTAATTTTTTTAATGCTAGTCGTTCTTGAGAAAAAATCTTATAATATTTGTGGTGAAGTTTGGGAATGTTTACAGCTTCTTGATCTATAGCCGCAGTGTTAATCTCCGAGTCAGTAGACCAGAGTTCATATATTTCATCTAGCTTCATGATATTTCCTTTAGGTCAAACGAGTGTATATATACTCTCTGTATTTGAATTCAGCAGTAGCTGTTATGTAATTGACGTCGGTTTCTTTAGAATTAAAAGTAAACTCTGATAGCCTTACAGGCAATACGTCAAAGAAATCAATTCTGATATTTGGGTTCATTGTACCATTTAATATGACCAAAGATGCATCTGACAACACACCTTTACCACTAGTTTTACCAGCAGCTGCAATAGCTGCAAATTGATTGAAATTTTCAGGTTTACCGACGGCTACCATCCAATCATACAACTCAAAATAGCTGTACATATTTTCATCAATTTTGAATGTTAATGAAAAATGATCAAATGTCATATGATCACCAGCTATAATGAGTTTGTTGAATGGTGTCTGAATACCTTGAGTTTCGTTAAGCGTCAATGCTGGGAAGTTAAATGATTGTACAAAATATTCTAAATTCGGTAGCCTACTCATTACGAATTTGTAGCCTAACGGAGAAAGAAAATTTATGTCTGTGGGTTGTCCAGGAATCGCCATTTTTCACCTCTTTGGTATACGATATTTATGTTGGAAAAAATAACGCTTGACTTTTTTTTCAGATGGGCTATAATAAGAAATGTCGGTTGAAAGATAAAGGGAATTTAAGACCAATGGCTACCACAGATAACGCTGCGAAGTACGATATTGCATATATCAACGAGTTTTATGATTATCTGCCAAAAGAAATTACTCGAGAAGTTAGTCGCAAAGGTATGTACAATTTGGCAAAAATGGGTATGATTCAACGCGATAGAATGGCTGAGAAAGCTATGGCTAATGCATCAAATGGTAAGTATCAATGCATTAGTGAAGACGGTAAAGATTTTACTGATGGTACAGATATGAAGACCGCTACAGTGAATTATCGTAACAACAGTAAAGGTAAAGTTATTATCACTGGTATTGATACTAAAGTTGGACCTTTGCGCGTTATGGCATACGATTATGCACGCGAAACTTTTAGGTATTATTTTATCTTTGATTACGATAAGGTAAAAAGCTACGATCGGATCGAATTTGGTATTTTTTCTAATTCAAAATATAACAATGGCGACTGCGGATTTGAACTCGATTCTTTTGAAGAGCTGGCCAACATCGAAAGCGATTATTTTTAATTTAAGACTTTTCTTTTTTTAAAAAATAGGGTATCTTAAGAATATGGAAATGAAAGAGGAAATGGCAATGACGAAGTTCACGAAAGAAACAATCCTTGACTCGAGTGGCTGGCTGACCTATGCTCCGCAAGGAGCTGTTACTTATTGGAAGGAATGCAAGTTCATTGCAAACTTCGCTAAGCGTGGTGGTGGTAAGGCTTCCTTCATCACGTTCCTGATCAAGAATTTCACTGTTGAAGAATACTTCGCTGGGATCGAAGCGGGTAAAGCTCCGCTTAAGATCGTTGAGGAGAAGGGTTATCTTCTGCCGCACATCAAGAAGTGGCTGAAGGAAGAAGGTTACCCCGTCAGCCGTGCTGGTTATGAACAGTATGTTGCTGATCGGGTTGCTGCTTAATCATGGAAATGTTCACCGCAACTTCTTACACCGTTAAAGAGGAAAAGATGACTGAGCTTGAAACTATGGCTGAGTTTACGAAGCAGCTTGAAAAAGGCTGCTTCGGTCTTGATGAAGGCTATAAGGCAGCTTACCGAGCAGGCTACTATGCTGTTTTCATTGCTAGCATGATGGAAACCATTCCTGGAGCCCGGGAGTACGTTGAAGAGCGGCTGGCTTATATCAAGGGAGAAATTTAATATGGGTACCAACTACTTCATTCACGAACCTAAGTGCAGTCATTGTGGTCACCAGACTGAACTGGTTCACATTGGCAAGTCTAGTTATGGTTGGAAGTTTGTCTTTCATGCTACTGACTTTGCTAAGTCTCAAGGTGATTGGGAAGCTTGGCTGCTGAACTGCGCTATCATTGATGAGTATGGTCGGTTTCATACCCACCAAGAATTCTTTGATATGGTAGAACAAAAACAAGGTGGTCTCGACCACACGACTGCTCCTGATGATATCTGGGGTCCTTGGATTAGAGAAGATGGAATTCACTATCTGGATCCTGATGGATATTATTTTGCTCGGGGAGAGTTCTGCTAAAATACCCCTTTTCTTTTTTTTAAAATTAAGTTATATTATGAATTATGGAAATGGAGATGATTGATGAAGACGCTTTATGTGATTTTGCAGCAAGAACCTGGATGGCCTAGAGTAGATGTCTTCGGTGTATATTCTAGCTATAACAAAGCTCATGCCAAGGTCAAAGAACTAGATAAGTCT